ATTCCTGCAGTACCTGATTTAAAAGCATTACCTCCATTTGATACGGAAGTAAGTTTAGATGATGACTTTGTAAATAAGTTCATTAAATCAAAAGGTGTATTATCTGATTCAGATACATTCACATTTACGGTTAAGGGTGGTAAGGCTGAAATTATCTTAGGATATTCTTCAATCAACTCAAACCGAATTTCAATTGCAGTAGAAGCAACTGCTAAAGAAGATATCGAACCGATTGCATTCTCTGCAAAGTATTTGAAAGCTATCTTAATGGCTAACAAAGGTTCTAAATCATCTTCGTTAAAAATCTCATCTAAGGGATTATCGCACGTAGCATTTGTAGATGGTGATTACACTTCAAATTACTATTTAGTAGAAATTAAATAGTATGGCAAACCAACATTACGAATTAATAAGTGAACCTGTATTTGAAATAGATGGTAAGTTATACCAAACTCAAACATGGAATTTAAATTTAGAGAACTTCCTTATTCAAAATGCTGGTAAGGAGATATACATTTACATACCATCAATAGAAACTAATCAAATCCGAGCAATCGTAAAATAATATAATATGAGCTTTTGGGATACCGAACCACAAAAACCTGTCTTTGACTTTGAATCTGAAAAAGCAAAGTTAATAGAAAATATGGACTACCTTATGACGATGTCTGTTCAAGAACAAACATTGTATAAGAAGTGGGTAGAATTGCAAGAACCTACAATGATTCAAGCAAAAGCCCAAATAGCATCTTATTACGATTCTCAATGGAAACCAACCGATATCAACAATAAGGAGCTAACGATAAAAGAAATTGAATCGTTAGACCCTTACGTTGAGATTGTTGATGACCCAAAAGAATCTACTAAATGGGCAGCGGTAAGACGTATGATTCATACAATGGATTTTACAGCAAACCCTGGCCGTAATGTAAAGATTAATGTAAAGGATAGAGTAAGTGGAAAACTATTAGGACAGATTTCATTAGCATCCGATGTTACCGCTATGGGAGTTAGAGATAACTTCATTGGTTGGACTAAGGATAATAAGTTTGTTGATGGTAAGTTAAACAACACTACTATTGCCTCTACTATCGTATGTACGCAGCCATTAGGTTATAACTTCTTAGGTGGTAAGTTAATCGCTATGATGACAACTACGCCGGAGGTTAGAGCATATTGGAAAGAGAAGTATAAGAACGTATTGATTGCAGTAGGTACAACATCTTTGTATGGTATTCACTCTCAATATAATGGTATCCCTTTGTTTAAAACATTAGGAGAATCAGCTGGTAAGATTAGTTTGAAGCCGGATGATAAATTCTATGACCCGTGGCATCAATGGATTAAAGAAAATCATGCAGAATGGTATTCCGAAAACATCACCGAAGAAAGAGCTCGTAATGGTGCTAATATGGGGTATGATAGAAACGGACCTGTTAGTGGTATCAAACAAAAGATATTAGGTAAGATATTCAAAGAGTGTGGTATTAAGGCAACTGAATACCATCACGGATTTAAGAGAGGTGTTTATATGGCTATGATGTATGAGAACGGATGTGAGTTTCTTCGTAACGAAATTACCGAAGATAAGTTAATTCTTAAAGATAAATTTAAGCAAGGTACTGAATACATCAACAAATGGTGGAAGAAACATGCAATCAGTAGATATACAAAACTACATGATGAGGGTAGAATTAAACCCGAACACTTATTCTATATAGATGCTATTGGAATTAGTTGGGAAGAAATGAAAGCTAAATACCTATCGGAAGTAGGAAGATAAAAATAAAATTATGGCAAAAAGTAAAAAAACAAAAAAAGTAGAAGAAGTAATTGATAATACTCAATTAGAACCAATTGGGCAAATTAGGCTAGCACAAGAAAAATTAGAACATTGCGAATGGTGTTTTCAATTCGATGGAGATGAACCACAAATATTTGCTTGGACTGGTGAGAATGATAGTAAAGATGAAGAACCAAAAGTAATGTTTACAATTACAAATACAAAGGACTCATATATTAGCTTTACTCACAAAAATGGTAAATCATTTAAATTGTTTGCTAGAGAATTGACTGATGAGGGCAAGCAACTTAGGAATAAACAAATTGAATTAGTAAAACAAAATTTAGAAAATGAAAGTACGAATAAAGAAGCTTAATGAAAATGCAGTTATTCCATCATATGCAAAAGATGGAGATGCTGGAATGGATTTAGTGGCAACCTCAATTATATCAAACACATCAACTCAAATTACATATGGTATTGGGTTGGCATTAGAAATACCAAACGGATTTGTAGGATTGATATTTCCTCGTTCATCGATTAGAAAGACTAGATTGATGTTAAGCAATTGTGTGGGTGTAATTGATAGTGGATATAGAGGTGAGTTACAGGCAACATTCAATAAAATAAATAACGATTCGGTATCTGAAAACGATTATAAAGTAGGTGATAGAATTGCACAAATTATGATTATACCACATCCTCCAATTGAGTTTGATGCGGTAGATGAATTATCGGATACTGAAAGAGGTGAAGGTGGATTTGGTTCAACTGGAAAATAAAAAATAAAATATGTTTATAGAACAAACACCTGAAAAGGTAAATAATAGTTTATGGGTAGAAAAATATAGACCCAATATCTTAGATAACTACGTTGGTAACGAAAGTTTAAAAGAGAAAGTAAAATTGTATATTGAGAGAGGTGATATTCCACATTTACTTTTACATGGTAAAGCCGGTACTGGAAAAACTACATTAGCAAAATTAATTGTAAAATCCATTGATTGTGATTATATGATTATTAATGCATCGGATGAGAATGGTGTTGATACTATTAGAGAGAAGATTAAAAATTTCGCATCTTCTATGGGATTCAAGCCATTTAAAATTTTAATATTAGATGAGGCAGATTACTTAACACATCAAGGCCAAGCAATTCTTCGTAATGTAATGGAAACATTTTCAGCACATTGTAGATTTATTTTGACTTGTAACTATGTTGACAAAATAATCCCTCCCATTCAAAGTAGATGCCAATCTTTTCAAATCATCCCTCCAACTAAAAAAGATGTAGCAATTCAAGTAAGCAACATTTTAAATGCGGAGAATGTTGAATTCGATGTAAAGGATTTAGTTCCTATCATTGATGCATCATATCCGGATATTCGTAAAGTTATCAATACCTGTCAATCTAATTCTTTTAAAGGTAAGTTAAAAGTAGATGTATCTAATTTATTAGAAAATGATTATAAAACAAAAATCATTGATATTCTATCTTCAAAAGATGATAAAAGAAATAAGTATATGAAAGTAAGACAAGCTCTTATTGATTCTAAGGCAAATGATTTTACGGATTTATATACAGCCTTATATGATAAGGTGGAAGAATATGGTGGAGAGAACACAGCTAACATCATTCTTTTATTAGGAGATGGCGTAAGTAAATCAGCAGTAGCAATTGATAAAGAAATTATCGCAGCAGCTACATTAATTCAAATTTTAAATATTATATAATGGCTAACATTTTAGGAGCAGGTGGGCAACCAATCGGAGGACAAGAAGAAAAACCAATACCTTTAGAAAAAACCGAAGCAATCGGATGTAAAAAATGCGGTGGTGAGATTTTCGTACAAGGTTTTGGATTTCGTAAGATTTCAAAGTTATTAACTGGCAAACCAAAGGATGAAGTTCTACCAGTAGAGTTATTCTTATGTGGTGATTGTGGTGAAGTATTAAATGATTTATTACCTCCGGGTTTAAAAGTAGAAGAAGAAGCATAATATGGCTAAAACATTATTCGACCATCTAAACGCAATTTGTGATAAGAAAGACCCAAAGTATTGGGACACTTTGGAAGAAAGTGAAAAGAAAACTTGGAGTAACTATATGATACTCCGTTTTCTTTCTATGAAACCTGAGTGGATAGAATTAATCGCAGATATACAACCTTACATTCAGGAGGCACCTCCTAAAGCAATGTATCTTTGTCTAATTGGATTGATTCCAAAGACAAGAGCATTTCTAAAATATATGAAGCCCGCATCATCTGAAAAGTATGAAGATTGGATTGTAGAATTGGTAGCAAGGCAGTACGAAGTATCCAAATCAGAAGCAGAGGATTATCTTAAAATTCTCTATGAAACTACCAGCGGTAAGATGCATATTAAGGAAATTGCAGAGAATTATGGTACTGACCCTAAACAAATTACTAAGTTAAAACTAAAAGTTTAATTTGGTAAACTCGGGTATTTTTCGTATCTTTATACAATAAAACAACATAATGGCTAAGGTATCATTTTCACAATATAGTATGTGGAGTTCATGTCCACATCAATACAAATTAAATTACATAGATAAGTTAGGTGAAAGTTCATCTAATATCCATACAATCTTTGGAACTGCTATGCACGAAACTATCCAACATTACCTTTCGGTTATGTATGGTGTTTCTAAAAAGCAAGCAGATGAAATCAACAAAGATAAACTCTTATTGGAAAAAATGAGAGAAGCTTATAAAAGTGAAGCTGATAAAATGAGCGAAGGAACTCCTTGTAGTCAAATTCAATTAGAAGAATTTTATGGTGATGGTAGACGTATTCTACAATGGTTGGATAAGCATATGCACAAATTCTACTCAAAGAGTGGATTTGAATTAGTGGGTATTGAGATTCCATTAAACGCAACCATTAAAGAGGGTGTACACTTTATTGGATTTATTGATATTGTTATTAGAGATTTGGCATCAAACGAAATCATTATTATAGATTTAAAGACATCCACTATGGGATGGAATCAGTATCAAAAAGCTGATAAGATGAAGAACTCACAAATACTATTATACAAAAAGTATTATTCAGAGTTATTTAATATTCCATTACAAAAGATTAAAGTGGAGTATCAGATACTTCGTAGAAAATTACCTGAAGATTCTGCATTTCCAGTACCACACGTATCAAAGCATATTCCAGCACATGGTTCTCCATCTGTTAAGAAGGTATATGATGAGTTTATGGAATTTATTAATACTGTATTTGATGATGGTGGTGGATTTAAAGATATCGAATTCCCTAAAGTACCAGGTGCAGCAAAAAAGAATTGTAAGTTTTGTGAGTTTGGGAATAGGGGAATATGTGATAAAAAGGCTACAAAATAAAAATTTATGTTTTTTTGAAAACTTTATATTTATATATACAAATATATTTATAATGAATCAAGACAACACAAAACTAACAACTGTGAAAATACTGAAAGATGTATATTCATCATTCAAAAAGGTTTCTTTCGATTCTGATGTAACACTTCAAAAGCTGGTAAATAGAACAGTGGAAAGATATGTTAAGGATGATGAGTTTAGAAAAGAAATGAATGAGTACCTACAACTACAAATTTCAGGTTCACAATTTTAACAACACAAATAAGTTATGGCAAAAAAGAAGATTCTGTTACTTTCAGATGACTTAAGAATGGCAAGTGGTATAGCCACAATGTCAAAAGAATTAGTACTAGGTACAGTACACAAATACGATTGGTTTCAAGTAGGTGCAGCAATTAATCACCCTGAAGCTGGTAAGGTTTTAGATGTAAGTGAGGATATCCAAAAGAATTATGGAATAGCTGATGCTAGTGTAAAGATTTTACCTTGGAATGGTTATGGTAACGCGGATTTGATTAGACAATTAATCAATACGGAACAACCTGATGCTATCTTACACTTTACTGACCCTCGTTATTGGACATGGTTGTATGATATCGAACATGAAATCAGACAAAACGTTCCAATTCTATTTTACGCAATATGGGATGATTTGCCAGACCCATTATACAATCGTAACTACTATGAGAGTTGTGATTGGATTGGATGTATCTCTCGCCAAACGTATGGTATTATTAAAAGATTATCAGCGCTAGATACTAAACCAACTTGGAAACCTAAGAAGGATTGGCAAGTTAGTTATGTACCGCATGGTATTAATACAAACATTTATAAACCTGCAGATGTACCGGCTGAATTCCGTAAAGAAATTTTAGGTGGTAAAGATTATGACTTTGTATTATATTGGAGTAATCGTAACATCAGAAGAAAACAACCAGCGGATGTTATCGTATCATTTAAAAAGTTTTGCGATAAGATTGGTAAAGAAAAAGCAGAAAAGGTTTGTTTAGTAATGCACACACAACCTGTTGATGAGAATGGTACTGATTTATATGCAGTAATTGAAACGATGGCACCTGAATGTAATATCATATTTTCAGAAAAGAGAAGACCTCAAGAAGAATTGAATCTTATCTACAATATGGTAGATGCCACAATCAACATTGCTAACAACGAAGGATTTGGATTAGCAACTGCAGAATCGGTAATGGCTGGAACTCCAATCATTGTAAACGTAACTGGTGGATTGCAAGACCAATGTGGATTTGAAGTTGATGGTAAGATGCTAACTGCAGAAGATTACATTAAGATTGGTTCACTTCACCAATGGAGAGAGTGGGAAGGAAAAGCTAAACCTGGTCCTTGGGCATTGCCTGTATGGAGTAGAGCATTAGCATTAGCAGGTTCAGTTCCTACACCTTATATTTGGGATGATAGAGTTGATATAGAGGATGTTGCTGAAGCAATTGAGAAAATGTACAACACACCAAAAGAAGTTCGTAAAGCAAACGCATTGGTGGGTAGAGAAGCATTTATCGGAGAGATGGGATTAACACATACAAATATGTGTGAGCAATTAGAAAACGGAATCGAATCAGTTTTTGAAAATTGGAAACCAAGAGAAAGATTCGAAGTATTTAAAATTAAATAAGTTATATAAATGAAACCAACATTAGTATTTCAAGGACCTATATTCACTCGTAGTGGTTACGGTGACCATTGTAGAGATTTAATGAAATCCCTACGCAAGATGGATAAGTATGATATTAAAATTATACCTTTGAGATGGGGTAACACTCCACAAAACCAAGTTGATGGTGAAAGTGAATTTGGTAGATGGATGTTAGAAAGAGTAATTGGCGGAGTAGAACAAAAGCCTGATATCTTTATGCAAGTTTCAGTAGCAAACGAATTTGAACCAAAAGGACATTATAACATTGGTGTAACTGCTGGTGTTGAAACTACAATAGCACCAAAAGATTTCATCGATGGTTCTAATAAAATGGATTTAATCATTGTACCATCCCAATTTACAAAACAAAATTTAGGTGGAACTGTGTATCAACAAAAAGACCAAGCAACTGGAGAAATCGTTGGTGAAATTAAAACAACAACTCCAATCGAAGTTCTTTTTGAGGGAGTTGATACTGAAATATTTTCAAAAGGAACTGGTAACGATGTGTTGGCAAATGTGAAAGAAGATTTTTGTTTCTTAATTGTTGGGCATTGGTTGAAAGGTTCATTAGGACAGGATAGAAAAGATATTGGTATGGCAATTAAAACATTTGCTACTGTATTCCAATATCTACCAAAAGATAAAAGACCTGCATTAGTTGTTAAAACATCTCACGCTGGATTTAGTGTAATTGATAGAGAAGCAACTAGAGAAAAAATTGATGGAGTATTAAAACCGCTTGGGGATAAATGTCCATCTGTATATTTGTTACATGGTGATATGGAAGAAAGTGATATGAGCAACTTATATCACCATCCTAAAGTTAAAGCAATGTTATCATTTGCTAAAGGTGAGGGATATGGTAGACCAATGGCTGAATTTACCCTAACAGGTAAACCAATTATAGCTAGTGGTTGGAGTGGACAAATGGATTTCTTACCAGCAGAACATTCAGTTTTATTAGAAGGGTCATTAACACAAGTAGATGAATCAGCAGCTGACCAATTTTGTATGAAAGAGGCACAATGGTTTAGTGTAAACTATTCAAACGCAGCTAATAAAATATATGATGTATTCAACAAATATGATTCTTATTTAGATAAATCAAAAGGTTTGAGAGAAAATACTTTAAAACACTTTACTTTGGATAATATGCATGATAAGTTTACTCAACTAATGGATACTTATGTTAAGAAACAACCACAATTAGTTCCATTCAATATTCCAAAAGTAAATGCATCTAAAATGCAAATACCAAAATTAAATAAAATATAAAATGTCATTTGCATTACAATATAAACCATTAATCGAAAGTGAAACTAGCGTATCAAAAACGTTAGTTTTGCCTAGAAATGTTTATAGAATCAATTCTTACAAATATTCCGATGGTAAGCAAAAAACATTAAGTGGTACAACATCTACTATTGTATTTGTAGTTGGAAAAACTCCTGATAAAAAACTTTCTTGCATAAAGATTAGTGAAATAAAACCTGAAAAGTTTTTTAAATGGTTAGAAAAATTATACATAAAAGGATTGACCGAAGAAAACTGGACTAAAGCTGAAAAATTAGAAGAATTACTAATTGAAGCTGATGTAAAAGGCAGTAAAATATTTAATTCATTTGTAAAGCCTGACGCTATTATATATGGAGATAACCCAAACATATACAGAACATACAGTTTAACTGGTATAAAACAAATTGAGGAGGTTAAATTTAAAAAAGATGTATTAAAATCTTATTACAAATAACAACTTTCCTAATTTCTCTAAATATTTATATTTACTTGTATAACAATAGAACTATACAAGAATAATATAAAATGGCAATAACTAAAAGAATTACCAATGGTGCACCTCTTACGGCTGCACAAATGGATGCAAACCTAACCGAACTTGAAAATATATCAAGCTCATTTACAGCTGTTTCATCGTCTGTATCAAACCTATCATCTCTAACCGGAACTTTGAGTGGCCAATTCACTGGTAGTGTATTGGTTTCTGGTAGTGCTAAATTTACAAGCGCATCTTTATCATATGATAATTCTACGGATAAAGTATTAGTTTATAATCCGGGTACAACACAAATTGGATGGAGTACTGTTGCTGGTATTGGTACATCGGGAACTGCAGGTACATCTGGTACAAGCGGCACAAGCGGTACATCGGGAACTCGTGGTACATCTGGCACAAGCGGTACAAGTGGTACAAGCGGTACATCGGGAACATCAGGTTTAGATGGTACAAATTTTGGAACATCGGGAACATCAGGTACATCTGGAGTAAATGGTACATCTGGAGTAAATGGTACATCTGGAGTAAATGGTTCATCGGGAGTAAATGGTTCATCGGGAGTAAATGGTTCATCCGGAGTAAATGGAACTGGTGGTTCATCTGGAACTTCTGGGGTAAGCGGTACGGGTGGTTCTGCTGGTACATCGGGTACAAGTGGAGCTTCTGGTTCTTCTGGCACAAGTGGTGCTGGGGCATCTTATACTGGAGATACTGATAATGGCATTTTAACTTTAGTTGGAGCTGCACCTGGTGGATTTAATGTGGAAAGTAATCTTACTTTCAATGGTTTAACTAATTTATTAACGGTAAATGGTAATATATCCGCATCTGGTACATTTACATCTTCGTTATCAGAAGGATATACTTGGGTTGGCGGTGCAGGGAATAGAGCAACATTAGTAGCAACATCATCATTTGGTGGAGGAACTGCAACAACTGATGGTATATTCAGAACAACTGGTTCGGCAGTAGCAACAACAAATAATGTACAAATAACTGGTTCATTAGATATAAATGGTCCTTTAACTGCATCATTAAGACAGGGATATACTTGGGTAGGTGGTGTAGGAAATAAAAATATAGTACAAGTAGCAACATCATCATTAGGTTCATCATTAACAATCGCAGATTCAGTACCAAACGTTCCTGTATCAGCAGTTAATCAAATAACTTTTAGTGGGGCAACATTAACAAATAATGGAAGTGGGGCAGTTACTGTAACAATAACCGGTGGCGGTGGTGGTGGAACATCTGGTACTTCTGGTACGAGTGGTGCAAATGGAGCAGCTGGTTCATCTGGTACTAGTGGAGCTGGTTCATCTGGAACTTCTGGTGTAAATGGATTTGGTTCATCTGGAGTGAGTGGTACGAGCGGTACATCAGGAACTAGTGGAACGGGTGTTAGTGGTGTACAAGGTACATCAGGAACTTCTGGAACTTCTGGTGTAAGTGGAGAAAACGGACTACCCGGAGGACCGGGAACTAATGGAACATCTGGTACATCGGGTCAAAATGGTGTTGCTGGTGTGGTTGGTACGAATGGTACGAATGGTACTTCTGGTACATCTGGAACAAACGCTATCGGTGGAGCTAATGGTTCAAGCGGAACAAACGGAACATCGGGTACATCGGGTACATCTGGAGCTTTATTATTAAGTGGTACTACAAATGATGGAATTATTACATACAACAACGCTCTAACACAAGGAGAGGTTGAAACCGCTCTTACATTTGATGGAACAAGAACCCTAACAGTTAGTGGTTCAATGGATATCTACTCAGCAGCTAGAATTAGAGTAAGTACATTTAGTGGAGTAACAGCACCTGCAACTATAACTCCTGCGGTTGGTATGTTAGTTGTATCTGCATCTGGTGCAGGTGGGGCTTTAGTATTTTATAATGGTTCTACTTGGGTGACAGTTGGAGCAGGTCCATTATAATGATAATAATTAATTAAAAATATAAATGGGTAATCTTAAAAAAGTTACCCATTTTTTTATGCTTTATTCAAAAATGATATATTTATATCTATATATACATATACAAAGATATATTTGTTAATCTGATATAATTTTCGTATATTTGTATTCAAATAAAAATACTATGATTAATATAACCTACGCAATAACTGTTTGTAATGAGTTAGAGGAAATTACAAAATTAATAGATTTTCTAAAAGATAAAATTGGAAAGGAAGATGAAATTTTAATACAATATGATGAGGTATCTGTAACACCGGCCGTTAAAAGTTATCTCACAATTATTTCTCAATTACACAACACAAATATCAGAGTTATTGGATTTCCATTAAATAACGATTTTGCATCATTTAAGAATAATTTAAAAGATAATGCAACTGGTATATTCATTTTCCAAATTGATGCAGACGAAATCCCATCTGAAGATTTGATGGAAAATATAAAAGATATTATTGAATACAATAAAGATGTTGATTTATTCTTTGTACCTCGTATAAATACTGTAGAGGGATTGACAAAGCAACATATTAAAAAATGGAAATGGAATGTAAATGATTTGGGTTGGGTAAACTTTCCTGATTACCAAACACGTCTTTATAGAAGAACATCCGAAATACAATGGCAGGGTAAAGTGCATGAACGAATAGTAGGGTACAATACACTTTCAGTATTACCACAAGAAGAACAATATTGTTTATATCATCATAAGCAAATAGATAGACAAGAAAAACAAAATGCATACTATGATACAATCTAAAATAGCATTCCTAACTGAAATGGGATTTGTTGGTAAAATTCCAGCAAATCATCCAAATATGAGAACGGAGTTTGCTTGGATGCATGCGTTAGATGCTGACCATTATAATCTTCATCTATTTGGTTCTGATAAAAATTTGACAGGATATGACCATGTCTTCATTATATTTCCAAAAGGTAAAACATTTTTAAGTTCGGAGGGTAGTACATTGGTTAATGGTACTAATCCAGTTTCTGAATTATTGAGGCAAGATATAGTTGAAAGGATTAAAGCTAAAGGTAATGGTTCGGTTCATTATATTCAAGAAGGACCTCATTGGTGGTATAACGATTATGAAATATCAGACCAAGTTTATTTCTATAACTTTTTAGCAAGTTGTGATTCAATCTTCACACATAATGATTCTGATGTATATTACTATAAAGGATTGTTTCCTAATAAAAAGGTAAGACCTATTGGTACACTAATGATTGATACATTGGTTAAAGATATAGTACCTACAAAAGAAGATAAGGCAATTATAGGTGGTAACTTCGCAAGATGGTATGGTGGATTTGAAAGTTATATGATAGCTGGTAATTTTGAAGTTCCTATTTGGGCTCAAACATCACACGCTATGAGAGTTGGTGAAGATAGTATGGATAATCTAACTCACTTACCTCGAATGATGTGGAATGAATGGATGAAAAATTTAGCAACATTCAAATATGGAGTACATCTAATGCCAACGGTAGCAGCTGGTACATTTGCTTTGAATTGTGCATACTTTGGTATTCCTTGTATTGGTAATGCCGATGTAGATACTCAATTACTTTGTCATCCATCGTTATCGGTAGCTGTTGGTGATTTAGAAACTGCAAGAGAATTAGCAATACAATTGAGAGATGATAAAGAGTTTTATAATCAATGTTCAGAAATGGCAAGGAATAATTATGAAGCTTGTTTCTCAAAAGAAATTTGGTTACGAAATATAAAAAGAGAATTATGATAACAGTTATATTAAATGGTTACAAAAGAGGAGACCATCTCAATGAACAATTGGAGGCTCTAAGAAATCAAACATTACCGCCGGATGAGATATTAGTATGGTACAATAACCCCGGCGATAATGATTTGATTAATTACGATATTGGTACGGAAGTTCCTGTTGCCTATTGTAATTACAACTTCGGAGTGTGGGCAAGATTCTACTTTGCTATGAACGCTAAGAATCCATATGTATGTGTATTTGATGATGATACAATTCCTGGTAAGAAATGGTTAGAGAATTGTATGAACACAATGAAAGAGAAAGAAGGATTATTGGGAACAGTAGGGTTACTTTATTTAAATCCATTACCTCCACAATATTCATCTTACTACGAACACTACTTACGATTTGGGTGGCCTGACCAAGGTAACAACGATAGGACTGTTGAGGTGGATTTAGTGGGGCATAGTTGGTTCTTTAAGAGAGAGTGGTTACCTATTATGGTTAGAGAATTACCAGACCCTAAATACAATACCTGTGGTGAAGATATGCACTTCTCATATATGCTACAAAAGTATGCTGGTATTAAAACATATGTACCACCACATCCTCGTTCTGATATAGAAATGTGGGGAAGTACTAAAGGCGCAACTTATGGTGGTGATGCTAATTCACTTTGGGAATCAAATCAAAGAAGTAATGATGGCGTACCATTCAAAGAATTAATGAATCAGTATTTTAACGAACAAAGACAAAAAGGTTGGAAATTAGTAAATGAAAAATAAATTACCCATATTAATATGTTTCGGAACTAGACCGGAATGGTTAAAGATAAAGCCTTTAATTAAAATAATGGACCGTAGTGAATATAAATTATTCTTTACAGGTCAGCATGAAGATTTACTTAAAGAAGTTGATGTTGATTATAAAGCAGCTATCAAAGAAGGTTCTAATAGATTGGATGAAGTAGTAAAAGGATGTTTAGATTTACCCGAAGGTGAGTTTAGAGGTGTTATGGTTCAAGGTGATACCGCATCTGCTTTCGCTTGTGCTATTGGAGCATATCATAGAGGATTAAGAATCTATTACTTAGAAGCTGGACTTAGAAGTAAGAGTTTAAAACATCCATACCCTGAAGAAGGTTATAGACAAATGATAGCTCGTATTTCTGATGTAAACTTTGCACCAACTCAAATATCAATGGTTAATCTATTTGAAGAAAAATCTTTAGGTGATACTTGGTTAGTTGGTAACACTGTGTTGGATAACTTAGTGGACTTAACTGAACCAACTTATGGAAATAAAGTATTGGTTACATTACATCGTAGAGAGAATCATCCTATAATGCATGAGTGGTTTAAAGAAGTAAATGATTTGGCAATACAATACCCAGAGTTAGAATTTATATTACCAATACATCCAAATCCAAATGTACAAATTCATAGAAACTTACTAACAAACGTTAAAGTAGTAGAACCACTTTCACATGATGAACTGATAGCTATCCTATTGGAATGTAAGTTAGTAATAAGTGATAGTGGTGGGATACAGGAAGAAGCATCTTTTCTTAATAAGAAGGTAATTGTATGTAGAGAAGTAACGGAAAGACCTGAAGCAATTTATACTGGGCATTTACATTTATGTAAAACTACTGATAAACTAAAAGATTTATTTGTTACTTTGGAAAAAGATTCGTATATTTGTAAACCTTGTCCGTATGGAGATGGATACGCAGCAGAACACATTAAAAAGATATTAGATGCAGAAGAACTTTAGAGAACATTTTATTAGGTTTACTGAAATGATTAGAAACGATATTCATTTTGGATTTGCTAGATACTCCGATGGAGAATTATATATTTTACAAAATAAAGAATTAGTTTTAGATAAAGGGTTAATTCAGATTGGGGATAAAAAAGAAGGTGGTGTTTATCAACCTGCGGATTTCAAACATTATGACCCGAAGGTACATGGTGAATCTTACAATAAATTAATTGAGGCATACAAACATAGACAACCAAATTATTACAAAGGTATTAGTTGTAGTTGTTGTGTAGGTAAGGAGGCATTTGATTTTCAGATAGATTTACATGGTGGTGATGATGAGAGTTTAAGTTGGGCAAATCTATGGGTAAATGGAAACTATCCACAATTTGTATTCCAAACATTACCTATTTTATATAGTAAAGATTGTGTATTTGTTGGACATGAAAGTGCAGATACTTCAAAACTACCATTTATTAAAAAAGACTTTAGAGTGGGATATAACGCATTTATAAACGATTATGATAAAATTGAAATTATTAGACAATGGATTAAAGAGAATAACATCACAAATCATGTGTTCTTATTTTCAGCTTCAACATTCACAAACTTGGCAGTATATGAATTATTCAGAGATTTTCCCAATAATTCCTATATTGATATTGGAACGTGTCTTACTCCGATGATGAACATGCCAACTCATAGAGGATACTTAGAGGCATTTTGGGGTTATAGAGGTGGACAGGACATTCAAAAAATATGTATATGGTAATAGTAGCATGTAGTTCAGAATATTGGGAGTTTGTAAGACAACTTCGAATGGATGGTAGAGTAATTGATGGTTTTTTAAAAACACAGCCGATTACCGAAGAACAACAAATAAAGTATATGAGTGATAATTCGCAACATTATCGTATTGCTTTATTAGATGGTAAGCCCGCAGGATATGTAGGTGTGATTGAAGATGATATTAGAGTATGTACCCATCCTGATTTTTTTGGAATGGGAGTTGGTAAGTTTATGATAAAATCTGCTATGGCTATATGGCCAACTGCATACGCTAAAGTAAAGCATGGTAATATTGCTAGTGATAAGTTATTCCTTAGTTGTGGATTTGAAGTGAGTGATAGAGATGATAACTTTACATATTATAAATTGAAAAACAAAATGGTTAGCTTAAAGAGTTCAATAACTGCAAAAGGAAAATATGTTTCTAAGATTCTACATTTTGTAGGTGGTGAGAAACGTACATTTAATGGAGTTGATACTGATTCAATTAAGCAAGGACAATTTACAAAATTTGAAACAAAGGATGGTAGACTTGTTATGGTGAATGATAAGAATATCCTTTGTATAGAAATAATAAAAGAAAACGATTAATTATGCCAATGTTACACAACCCGTACAAAGTAGTACGAATGTTCGAAGAAGAAATAGCTAATTACACTGGAGCACCATACGCTATTTCAGTTGATAGTTGCACTAATGCACTATTCTTAATTTGTAAGTACAATGAAGTTAAAGAGGTAACCATCCCATCAAAAACTTATTTATCAGTACCACAATCAATCATCCATGCGGGTGGTGAAGTTATCTTTGATAAAAGACCTGAAACAAATCATTGGGTAGGTGCATATCAATTGAAACCATATCCAATTTGGGATGCGGCTAAGAGATTAACAAAGGATATGTATATGCCCGGAACATTTATGGGATTATCATTTCACATTAAAAAGATATTACCAATTTGGAAAGGTGGTATGATTTTAACTGATAACGCTGAAGCAGCGGACTGGTTTAAGAAAGCTCGTTACGAAGGTAGAAGTGAGAAGTATTACAAAGATGATGATATTACATTCTTAGGATGGAATATGTATATGACTCCACAACAAGCGGCACATGGATTGGCAATGTTCCAAAACTTAGCAATACACAATTCAGACCAAGGTGAACTAAATGGTTATAGAGATTTAACGGAATTCACTGTTTTCAAAAATAATAAAGTAATCGAATAATGAAAGTAGAAAAATTGATTAGTAAAAACCAACCACAAAATTGGTTTAATACAATTACGCAGGAATGTAGAGATGAATATCCAATCCATTTAGTTGATATAGATGCAAGTGAGCAAGTTGTAGATATGGGATGTAATGTTGGTGGATTTTCAGAAGCGTTTAATTATCGATTTCATAATATCTTAGCAATAGATGCTGCATCTTATAATGTTGAACAATATAAAAGTAGACATTCTCATACAATTTTACACAAAGCAGTATCATCTAAAGATGGTGAACTTGTAAAATTAAAAAAATATATGGGGTATGGTGATGATGATACTAATTCTGGAAACTTTTCAATAACTGGATTTGTATATGATAATGCTGACCAACATGGATTTAGAGGTGATGAATATGAAGAAGTTGAGACAATCAGCTTAGAAACTATATTAGATATGGTTGGTGATATTGGTTTATTAAAAATTGATATTGAAGGAGCTGAAGTTGATGTATTGTGTAATAAAGATTTAAGTAAAATTAATTATATAACTGGAGAATTTCATAATTTTATTGGTAAAGAAAATCAATCAAAATTATTTGGATGGATATCTAATACTCATAATGAAATATATTCTGTTGGGGATGGAGTTGGCTCTCACTTTATAAAAATGTGGAAAAGAAAATAATATGAAAATAGCACTTTGTTTACATGGTATGTTTGATTCACCAATGGATAAAACATCAAACGGATTGGATGGTAGAGAGTATATACAAAAACATATAATGGATAAAGGTGATGTTGATGTATTCATTCATAGTTGGGATTTGGAAAAACAAGGATTGATAGAAGCAATGTATCAACCAAAGAAAGCTATATTTGAACCACAAAAAGATTTTAGTGAATTGATTAAAGAAAGAGGATTGGATACCTTAGAGGGATGTCCTCGTCCACCACAATCAGTTCTATCTCATTTGTATAGTGTTACCGAAGTAATGAAATTACCACATCAGCAAACTGGTGTAAAATACGATATCATTATTAAAGCTCGTTTTGATTTAGGTAGAATTAATCGTAATACATCTGGACCTGGTTTGGGAAATCCATACGCAGTTCAATGTATAAACTTCCAAACCGATATTGAGCAAAATAAAATATATAATGCAAATTGGAATCATTTTCATATGGGACCTGCTGATATGTGGTTTTATGGTTCACCCAATGTAATGGTAGAGTTCACAAGTCTATTTAGTTTTTTAGATGAGCAAATGAAAATAGATTCGGAGTTTCATAAATTCGCAACGGATATCGAAGGTAATAGAGGTGACCTTTCAAACGCTATTGCATTTTATAAATGGTGGATGATTAAAACTGATTTGTGGGATAACAAAGTAAATTTAGATACAATATGGGAGTAAAATTATTACCAATAGTAGTGTACACACATACTGATATGAAAGATGTATGGGTGCCATTTTTTGGACAACTTAAAAAGTATATGCCCGATAATGAGGTATATGTTTGTGTAAATCAAGATGATGAAATGTTATCGGATTACAATAGAGTAATATACGATGAAACAAAATCATATACAGAAAAATTAGCAGAATCATTAGAGCAAATCAATGAAGAAGTATTCCTTTTTACGCATGAGGATATGATATTATTTGATAAGCCTGATTATGAATATTTAGCAAAATATTATTCTTATGTTACCGAAAGAAAAGTAGATACTATTAAATTATTATACGCTGGTGATGGTGGTGGTGTAAAATCAGAGTGTGATGAAACTTTAGTATTTAATTCGTATTCAAAATTCTCAATTCAGCCAACAATCATTCGTAAAGATATTCTATTACAAATAGTATCAAATGTAGGAGCATTAAACATTTGGGATTTTGAAAATGCCATCGTAGGTAGTGGTATGGATTTTATGGCTCGTAGAGGAGATGAAAAGAAAAGAGGATTGTATCACTATGATTCATTTGTATATCCATATGTAGCAACTGCTATTAATAAAGGAAAATGGAATTTGGTAGAATATACCGATGAACTTAATCCTATATTTGAGGAATACAATATTAACCCATTTGAAAGAGGAATGTCATGACAAAATTAATCGTGTTCGATTTAGATGGTGTACTAGTCGAAGCAAAACAAATACACTACGATACACTAAATCAAGCTCTAAAAGAAATCGATGAGAAGTATGTAATTACTGAAGCTGAACATCTATCTACATACGATGGATTAAAGACAACTCAAAAGCTTGAAATGCTTACTAAGAACAAAGGATTGCATCCGGAATTCTATGACAGTATTTGGTATAGAAAACAACATCTAACTATTGAAGCTATTTCAGAATTAAAACCCGATTTACAAAAGATTGAGTTGTTTAAAGAATTAAGAGATAGGGGATATAAATTGGCATGTGCTTCTAACTCAATTAGAAGGTCTGTGTTGGTTATGTTGGCAAAGATAGGGATTATTGAGTATATGGATTTAATCATCTCTAAT